GGAGACTAGGTACATCGTCACGGACGAGGTGTCTGGCTGGCACGGGAAAACTCGTGACCCGATGAATGTTCTGAAGCCGTATGAAAAGATTGATGACGTAACTGCGCTTCTTGCGCGAATGGCTCACCCAGAGGAGTAAATTATGAACGATTGGAATTTTGGTAGCCTTGACTTGTCAGGTGTAGAAGAAAGCACAGGAAGCTCTCGTCTTGTAGAGGGCGTCTACCATGTAAAGTGTACGGACGCCCGGATTGAAGATGGTGTGGGTAGTAACAAGAAGCTAGTCATTGAGCTTGCGGACACTGAAGGCTCTGGTGATATTCGACAAATCCTAAATATCAGACACACTAGCTCACGAGCGCAGGAGATTGCTCTTCGTCAGTTGAAAACCTTCTTGGTTTCGTCTGGACACCCCTCGCCCGACAATCCTAGAGATATTTCCACACTCAAAAATCTTGAGTGTAGAATCCGCGTTGGCTTAGGTAAACCATGGAAAAATAACGAGGGGCGTGAGGTGCAAACTACTGAAATAAAATCTTTCATGCCTTTAAATGATTTGTCTTCTGAAGCCAAATCATCTCCCAAAAAAGACATGTGTATGGACGATGATATTCCCTTTTAGGTGAGTCCCGTCCGCAGGTCGGCGAGGTGTTCCTTCCCACCTCGCCGACCACAATCAAAAGGAAAACAAATGTCAGTAGCTCAAGATACCGTAAAGGCCATTGATGAAGGTTATGCCAGAGAGAGTCGAGAGAGGGCGCGAGATTACATCGGCGCATCTGGCATTGGCACTGCATGTGATGCAGAGCTTGCCTACAGCTTACGAGGTTTTCCGAATACTGACCCAGACCCCCGCCTCAAGCGCATATTCCGCTTGGGCCACATCCTCGAAGAGGAGGTCGTCCGAGACCTAAAGCTGAAAGCAGACGTCCGCGTCTGGGAAAAGGATGGGCTTACCGGGAGGCAACATACTTATTCAGAACTAGGTGGCCATATCGTCTGTCACATGGACGGACACATCCAGCTTAATGACGAAGTTCTTCGCGTCTTGGAGATCAAGTCCATGAACGAGGCGAGCTTCAAGAAGTTCCAGAAAGACGGCGTCAAGATTTCCCACTCCAGATACTACGCGCAGATGCAGATGATGATGGGCATGTCTAAGATACCGTCGTCATTTTTCATTGCAGTCTGCAAGAACAACAGCGAGTACCACGCAGAGATTGTAGAGTTCGACGAGCTTGAGTGGAACTACATACGACAAAGGATTGAGCGCGTCTTGGCGAATCAGGCCGCCAAGATCAGTGTGGACGAAACAGACTGGCGGTGCCGTGGATGTTTCAAGCGCGGCGTCTGTTGGGAGGGGGTAGAAACTCCGAAGACTTGCTCAACCTGTCAGCATGCTTTTGCTAACAAGCAGGGTACTTGGCATTGCTCAAAACATGATGAAGAGGCGGTCTCAGTTTGTGACCAATACCAAAAGTACGAGCCATTTGAGAAAAAAACATGACCGACTTTGGCAAAATAATGGTGCGTTACACTGAGCTTGGTAACAATCGAGCCGAGCTTCTGTTCGAGATTGAAGAGAAGCAAGACGAAGTTACATCCATAGACGACGCGATCTCTCGAATAAAGTTTGAGCAACACAAAAACAAAAAGGATATGTTAGCCAAAGCTAGAGATAAAAAACGCTATCTTAAATGTGAAATTCGCGTGCTTCATAAGAAAAGACGAATTATTGAAACAGAACTTGATACAATAAGGATGACGGTGCAGTGGGCGAAGTAAAGAGAAACATTACGTTAGATGAAGCAAAAAAGAAAATCAACGGCGATAGGGCTACTGATTATGGCGATGCCTATGACAACCATCTTCGCATTGCAGCACATTGGTCAGTAATTTTAGGTCGTCTTGTTTCTGTAGAGGAGGTTTATCAGTGCCTCATAGCCATGAAACTATCACGCGTATCACACACGCCCCATCACCAAGACACATGGCAGGACATTTGTGGATATGCGGCTTTGGCAAGCGAGTTAGTAGATGCGGACTGAGTTCTGTTCAATGTACTTAGGAACACAGTAAGCTGTTGATTTGTGTTGCTTGTCCAAACGGTATTTATATTTATAGTTTCCGTATCTTTTAACCAATTTAGACGCGAAATAATTACACTTATTCACGTCCCAAAAATACATATCACCACTGACGAGTTTCTGAGCTTCGCCGCTTCCAACAAAAACAAGTAACAGAAAGACGTGAACCATTCATGTCAGTTCAAAGTGCGGTGCGTCAATGAAAGGACGCCGACCTTCTGACCTTCGCGCGTCAATATAGTGCATCATCGCTTCTTCCATTGTATTGTCCCACCCGCGCAGATCATACACGTTCCACGCCGCGCCCCAACGAAGAGGAACGTCGAGTTCGTCTGCGGCCTTTTTGAACGCATCTGCAATGTTGTCGTACACGTTGAGTTCCCATGTGATCCTCGGCCCAATGTATGCCACGACGTCCACCGCTCTGCCCTCTAAATGCTTCGACCTCATCGTCTGGGATGCACCAGATGCAACCAGCTTTTCTTGCTCCGCCTTTGATCTTATTCCGCATGTCACACCAAAATCCACATTTGTTAATTCAATAGCACGGTTCACGACACCAATTAATTCAGGCTCTAGCCCCTCAAGACGTGACAATGACCGTTGGGAAAGTTTGAACTCCATAATCTATCCTATCGCTTGAAGAAGTGCTTGCCTCCACGGATGCCAACGGCTGCCGTGCAGATTGTGAAAACGAGCCATGTGTACCACTCTGGCAACTCCGCAAGACGATCGAAGCCATTCTTAACGGTCTCTTCCATGCCGGGTATGAAACACAAGACGACCGGGATCATTACGATCACGGTGACAAACTCGTCTTTGAGTGAGTTCTGTGTACCCTGTGCCATGATGCGCTCCCAGTCTGCGACAGACGTCTTCTCTGAGAGCATAATTTTTGCCTTCGCTTCAGCTTCGGTCAGCTTCAGTTTAGCTTCAGCAGTTTGCTTTGTTGTCTTCGCTTCGATCCAGCTAGTAGCCAGACCAGCGATTGGGGCAAGTAGTGCTTGAATCATGACTTGTTCTCCGATCCGAGCCACAGGCCAAAAGCACCAGTCATGGCACCAGTAACAGTGGCGGTTAGGGCGGTGGCTTCGACAGTCACAAGGCCAGAGTCATGGACGTCTATGAACCACTCGATGACGCGAATGTACATGATGGTCATTACAAACATCATAAATCGCGGAAGTATTTTCCATTTCAGTACGCTTTCAGCAAACATTAGTTAAAGAACCCTCCTCCACTATTTCTCTTGTTCCCGCGAGTGGCTTCTCCTGCCACCGCTTCAACAATGTTCTCCTTGGCAGAGCGAACCCCGCCGATCACTGGGATGCGATTAGCAAGCTCCCTGACTGCGGCACGTTCTTTAGCATTGCTATTGTCGCCGCCGAAAGCCGCGTCTTGCGCCCCTGCTAATACGGTGATGCTGTCCATACCAAGACCAAATGTTGGGCCAAGGAAGGTCGATGCGATGCGGTTCTGACCGAATGCTCCATTGTCAGCTTGGGACACGGTGGAGTGGATCACGTCACCAAGGAGGCCAAGACCACCCATGACCATCAGACCTTCAAGATACCAGCCCAAGAAGTCGTTCTCATTGCCATGTATTTTTTCATCGTAGCCGATGGTCTTGAGAAAGTTTCTCTTGCGAAGCTCTGGCGACCTTTCGTCTTCGCCGCCACGCTGCTGGACAACGTCTTTGGCACTGTTCGTAACCATGCCGAAGGCAGGGCCAATCGTTGCGAAGTACATCAGCGGCTTGAAGTTGCCCCTGTCTGCCTCCCTCAAGGTGTGTCCTGCAAGACGTGTCATCATCAGCGGGAAGGACTTCAGTTGGAAGACCAGTGCGCCGATTGGTGTTTGCCCCCACATCGGGACGTCGTCCGCATTGGGCTGGAAGATGGCATCATCTGCGAAGCGGATTATCGCCATGCGGAGAGTCTCGTCTTCAGCCAACATTTGGCGGCTGCCAAGGGATTCACTTTGACGTTCTGCTCCGGGCAAGAACGCCTCCAGACCATAAGTCTTGAGGAAACGGTGAGCCGTCTTGTACGCAGCAGGTTGCTGCGCGTATGGCGTGCCTTCTTTGAAGTGATTGAAGGCTTTCTTCTGCATGGCGATGAAGGCTTCGTGTGCGGTTGCACCAGCGATCTCGCGGTTCATGTCAGTCCACGGTGTGAGGAACGTAGCATTGAAGAATGCGTGCTAGCC